AAACGGCGCCTGAATCTCCTTGAACATATTACGCATTTTCTCCTCCAATTCCGGTGGGAAATTCGGTGCCGGAATCCCATTCAACCGATAGATAATGTAATAACTATGCTCGTAATACTTGTTGCTATGTAGCTTCTTTAGTATCTCTCGCATTTTATTATAACTTAATTTGGACAAGTCCTTTATCTTTTCCTTCTTGATTTCCTGGACAATCTTCTCAAAAATCTCTTCAGGAATATCGGTGGATTCTTTTCCTTGTATCTGACTAATCCATTCATTAAAATGATTAATACGCTTATAGGTGCAGTGCGACGCCTCCTTATTGGATTGACGATAGATAGGCCTGTTCTGCTCCACCAAGAGTAATTCTTGATATCCACAGGTGGGACACACCATCATGCCCTCTTGTGCCAAACAAATAAGAGCAATATCACATGTTTGACATTGATTTGTATGATGGTCATTCATATATTTCATATGATTGGAATCTACCGCGAGCATGTAATCATTCACCAAACTCATTTTATCCCGGGGAACGACGATTGCTGCCGCTACTGCCGCTTCCTCTTCACTCATCACATTTACCGGTGTTATTTGAAAGGCATCCAAAATATTACGTTGGGTGATTGGTAGGTTTTTCCGGCGCCCTTTTGCAGGTGGCTGATTGTTGATATCTATGGAAGACATTTGCACCTGATCCTGCTGGTCAATTAGTTCATAATAGTTAAATAAAATGGTGCCTGTATTTTCATAATACTCAATTTCTTTCTGTTCATCTTGCAGAGAGACAATTTCTTTCTTAATACTACGCAACTTGTCGGAGTAAAAGAGGTTACTATCCCAGGCCAATGAGTATTCAAGAGTTTCCTGTTTTTGCTCTTGGTATAAACCTTGAATCTTATCTTTCCACTGCTGTAATTCCTGGTGGCATTGATAATAAATGCTATTTAAATGTTCTTTATGAGACATATTCTCCTGGATGACGTGAATCATGTGCTTATGCTTCTCATCCAACGTAGAAGCATCTTTTTTATGTGTATTGTTTAAGACTTGGCGTTTCTTTGATGTCTTTTCTTTAAACATCCCTCTATTTTGGAAATTCCTCCAATGTTTAAATGGATAAAATTATTTTCTCCACTTATAGTATCCAAAGAAATGGGTGGCGGACTTCTACAACTCGTTGCTTACGGCGCACAAGATGTTTACCTAACCGGCAACCCCCAGATTACCTTCTTCAAGGTCGTCTACCGTCGCCACACCAACTTCTCCATGGAGGCGATTGAGCAGACCTTCAACGGCGCTGCTGATTTCGGCCGCCGTGTAACGTGCCAGATCTCCCGTAACGGTGATCTGATCCACCGCATGTACCTACAGGCCACCATCACCGGCGGAACCTGGGTTGCGGATTCCTACGCCGGCCTTGCCCTCGTCAAGAACGTGGAGCTAGAGGTTGGTGGCCAACGTATTGACAAACAATACGGTGACTGGATGTACATCTGGAACGAGCTGTCCCTCCCCTACGGCAAACGCGCCGGCTACAAGACCATGGTCGGTGCCGACGCCGTGACCACCACCACCACCACTCTATACATTCCCCTAGAGTTCTGGTTCTGCCGCAACCCCGGACTGGCCCTACCCCTGATTGCCCTGCAATACCACGAGGTGAAGGTCAACCTTGAGTTTGAGTCCTCTGCCAACGCCGCTATCACGGCCGGCACCATGGGCACCTGCTCTCTATGGGTGGATTACATCTTCCTGGACACGGATGAGCGCAGACGCTTCGCTCAGCTCAGCCACGAATACCTGATTGAGCAGGTGCAATTCACAGGTGAGGAGACCGTCACCACCGGCGCCAACAAGATCAAGCTAAACTTTAACCACCCCGTCAAGGAGCTGGTCTGGGTTATGCAAGAGACCAGTGCTAAATTCGGTGTTTACACCGACGATGGCGATGAGGCCAACTTTGGTCGTGATGGTGTCAACCTGTGCTCCACCGCCAAGCTTCAGCTCAACGGCCACGATAGATTCGCGGAGCGCGCCGGCAAGTACTTTAACCTGGTGCAGCCCTACCAGCACCACGAGAACATCCCCACCAACGCCGGTGTGAATGTCTACTCCTTCGCCCTCAAGCCCGAGGAGCACCAGCCTTCCGGCACCCTAAACATGTCCCGCATTGACTCCGCTGTGCTAAACATCACCACCGTCGCCAGCGCCGTAAAGTGCCGCGTGTATGCTCTGTCTTACAACGTCCTACGCGTCATGTCCGGCATGGGTGGCCTCGCGTACAGCAATTAAACGTTTTTGCCGCGGGCATTTCTTCATTTTTGCGTAAAAATATAAAAATAAATTATTTTCTCCACTAATAGTATCCAAAGAAATGGGCGGAGGACTTCTACAACTCGTCGCTTATGGCGCTCAAGACGTTTACCTAACTGGCAACCCCCAAATTACCTTCTTCAAGGTCGTCTACCGTCGCCACACCAACTTCTCCATGGAGGCGATTGAGCAAACCTTCAACGGAGCCGCTGACTTCGGTCGCCGCGTGACGTGCCAGATCTCCCGTAATGGTGATCTGATCCACCGCATGTACCTACAGGCTACTCTCCCTGCCCTAACTTCCGGTAAGCAATGGGTGGACTATGTCGGTCTAGCCCTGGTGAAGAACATTGAGATTGAGATCGGTGGTCAGCGCATTGACAAACAATACGGTGACTGGATGTACATCTGGAATGAGCTCACTCTGGCCGCTGGCAAGCGCACTGGCTACAACACCATGGTGGGTTCTTCCCTCGCCTACGGTGGTACACCCGCCTCCACCACTGCGGAAACCCTCTACATTCCCCTAGAGTTCTGGTTCTGCCGTAACCCTGGACTGGCCCTGCCCCTGATTGCCCTGCAATACCATGAGGTGAAGGTTAACCTGGAGTTCCGCTCCCTGGCCGAGCTCGGCTACTATGGTGTCAGCGGTGCCTTCACTGGCCTCGCTTCCGGCTCCATCTCCACTGCCTCTCTCTGGGTGGACTATGTCTTCCTAGATACCGATGAGCGCAGACGCTTTGCCCAGCTCAGTCACGAATACCTGATTGAGCAGCTGCAATTCACCGGTGACGAGTCTGTGAGCAGCGGTGCCACTGCCTCCAAGGTCAAGCTAAACTTCAACCACCCCGTAAAGGAGCTGGTCTGGGTCATGCAACGCGATGTGGCTGTTACCAGCTCCAACGACTGGTTCAACTACTCTGACAACCAAGTTGAGGCCACGGGTGCCGGTCTAGTCACCGCCGCCAAGCTGCAGCTGAACGGTCACGATAGATTCGCTGAGCGCACGGGTGCCTACTTTAACCTGGTGCAACCTTACCAGCACCACGAGAACATCCCCTCCAACGAGGGCATCTATGTCTACTCTTTCGCCCTCAAGCCCGAGGAGCACCAGCCTTCCGGCACCTTAAACATGTCTCGCATTGACTCCGCTGTTCTAAACCTGTCCCACACTTCCACTGCGGGCGGCAAGATTCGCGTGTATGCCGTGAATTACAACGTCCTACGCGTCATGTCCGGCATGGGTGGCCTCGCGTACAGCAATTAAATGCTAAATGCTACCGCACCGTAATTAACATTAAATGCTACCGCACCGTAATTAACATTAAATGCTACCGCACCGTAATTAACATTAGATGCTACCGCACCGTAATTAACAATAATTAAATGCTGATCGTAAATAATTCTTTTTCATTTTCAACTTCATGTTCTGTAGATGATGGTTGAAACGATTCCGAGGAGCTGATATGTAGAAACTTCCGGATTTCCATATCTGGACACCATGTCCCTTTGCCAATGGATGCCAATACTTCTGGCCGTGCCAACATATTTTGGAGCCCATTCTTTTTCGCCAACATCATAAAGATGCGTATTTCACCCACCTTATCCTCCTCTCCCTCCAACATGGGATAGTAATGGTAAGAACCATCAAATTTCGCACTCACATTCATGGTAAGCAAACTTGCTTCTGCTTCTTGCACCGAATCGGCATAACTAACAAAGAGGTGTCCATTATCCAGATCTAACACATAAACGCCCAGCATCTTTATGGATTACTAACCAATCATCCCTTTATCTCAAATTTTATTCTGATAAAAAATGAATATTTAGCTTGGTTATACACACATTCTTCCTATGAGCGGCAATAAAAAGGATTTAGGGCAATACTTTACTATATCAGACGAGCCACAGCAGTTTGTATTTGATAAAGTAAAATATAAGTCAAGCCCCCTACTGGAACCGTCATTCGGCGCTGGTCATTAATGTATATGTGGGTCTTGTATCTGGAAGAGATGAGATATATCGTGTTCCATTTGGCAATATAGATATTCTAAATGATAAAGATAAGACTGAAAAATATATCTTTACGAAAACATTTCCCACAAACGATAACCAGATGGATGCGCATCTTCTGTCACATAAAGCAGAGCTATTGAAACGAAAAATCAAGAAGTTCTCAGAGAGTAACTGGTTTGAATGGGGTGCGCCAAGAAACATTTCCAGTATCCTCCAGTATTGGGGGAAGGCATGTATCTATATTCGGAATATGACTCGGAATAAAGAGGTGGCCTTTATAGGAACCGTGCAATACTTTGGTGGGTCGCTGTTATGCCTTATTCCAAAACACGAGATAGATTTGCATAAAATAGTCCAGCACCTGAACAGTGCTTCCTTTCAAAAAGATTATATGTATGTTGGTAGATTCAAGATAGGGCATAAGCAAATTAGCACGGTGATTCTTCCGAATGAGCAGTAAGCACACTATGATATATTCTCTCAATGTATTTTATATGACACTTCATTCTTTATCCACCATGGCGAATGGCTGCGATCCGCCAGCCTGCGTCTGTAGCCAATATCCTCAAATAGGACAAAGGTTGCCTTCACAGTGGTGCTGCTCAGCGCTGGCACCGCTTCCAAGGTCAGTCTCGCTGTATGAGCACCAATCCCGATCAAATTTAATTCATAGGGTACCACTGTTTCGCCGCCTGCCGCAGCGCCAGCCGATTCCCAGATGTCACCTCCGCCTACATTTAACGTCGCTTTGACAAAGCTCCCACGAATGGTTATATCCCTCACGGTATCGCCTTCTCTGGGTATCTCATATACGCCCTCTCGCGCGACCAATTCAATTGTCCTGAATTCCATTGCTTATCTTATTGTTTTTTCTTTAATATCATACTGCGGTAATGATTAATAAATCTTGGAAACCTTCCTCATCCTCAAATTCTACATTCGTATGGCGCTGCTGAATGCTGTGGGTATCAAACAAGAACATTTCCCCTGGCTTTAATTCCCACCGAAATTGATTTACCGAATCCGTTAATTCAAAGCCAGAGCTCTTTACCTTTTCTTTTTGAACACAAAGGATTGCCTTACCTTTCGTATTTGGCTCCTGAAACCAATCCGTCTCATTATAACTATATGGATTCATGTGGAATGCCTCCAGCCATAATTCCTGATTCGGCTTGATCGCGTGTTGCTGAATAAAAAATAACATGGCTAAATAAACCATTTCCTCACTGCCAGAACTACGGATCATTTTAAACTCCGGGTAATTCTTGGAATTCGGCAATTGCACCAATTTGGCCTCACTTACATACTTGAAACGCAATAGATTCTTATAAGGATATGTGATCTTATTAAAATCGTTACGGATAAAGTGTGTATTCACATGGCTTTTTAAATCAAACACATATGCGTTGCCGAGACACGACTTGGCGAGTAACATTATATACTAAGCTGTATATATCAAAAAATCTTTAAACCGTTGAAACTCTAAACTCTAAAGTTTGCAGCGCTTTTCTAGCGCATACATTTGAGAGACCTTCTTTAATTGGGTTTTGCCCAATTCCAAGCGCGTTAATTGACGCTCCTCCTTAATGCCGGCTAAGCGCGAACGCATATCTTTTACCCGTTGGACGAATTCTTTAATGTCCTTCTGCTCCGCTGCTCTATAGGCTTTAACTTTCTCAAGACGCACCTTTTTGTCTTTAATCGCACGGAATCCTTTGAGGGTTTGCTTATTCTTTACGATCATGCTCTTCACTGCGGCTTTATCTTCTTTGTATATCTTACGCAGTTCTTTGGATTCTGTAGATAATTTCTTCATGCGTTCCTTGATTTCATCCATATAGGCTCTGACCTGTAGTTTCTCCTCGTTAATGACCACCAGATCATTCTCTAATTTATCCAGCTCTTCGCCGATTTCCTCACAGTCCTCCGGTGGCTGCTTGCACTCTTCGTATAGCTGCGCCTTTTTCTCTTTCACGGCTTGCACCTTCGCCTTATAAGACGCCTTGATTTTATCGCGGCACTCCTTACGCTCTTTGGTGGGCTTGTCCTTGCATTTCTCAATCGCTTCAGCCTCTGCATCCTTTAGGGCATCTAACTCTTGCTTGATCCGCATCTTAATCTTCGCTTTTAGATCTCCCACCTTCTCACCCTTGGCGCAATCCTTGTATTCTTTCTTGGCTTCCTTGACAAACACCTTTTGCTCTTTTAGCTGTTCGCGCACTTCCGCCATCCATTTCTCATACTTACCCTTTACCGCCTTCTTCTTTACCTTGATCTCATTACCTTCCTCGTCAAATTCTTTAGGAACCTCTGGCACTTCTTCTTCTTGGGTCAAATCCACAAAGACATCTTCCAGCACCGGGTGGGCGAAATTGCGGGCATCTTGAGAACGATTTAGGTAACTAATATAGCCACTAATATCGTCCTGGAAATCCTTTAACATCTTCGGTTTAAATTTACCCTGGTCGTCCAGATATTTCTTGCCAAACGCCTCAAAGGTATTCGGGAGTGGGTCTCTCTCACGCAATATATTCAGTAATTTCACCATCTCCATACCATCTTCCGTATAAGGCGTAGCCGTCATCAGTAGGACGCGCACACTGTCCTTGCCACTCGTCTTATAAGAGTTCTGGATCATCTCCTCCAGAATGTCTGTCCGGGGCTTCTCACTGCCGACCACCGTGGGCGAATAGAGCTTATGGGCTTCATCTATAATGACCAGAGTCTTACGCAGCGGGTCTTTGGCTCCATTACGCTTAACAATTTCATCGTAAATTTTGTTCTTTTTCAATAACATATTACTGAATTGTTTATAGGAAATAGGCTCCATCCACTCCGGAGGGGCAAAGCGTTTCGGGTTAGTGAGATTGGCGGGCAGTTTTAAGGTGCCGTTCTTTAGGCGCTCCTGCACGGTCATGCTGCAGACCCATTGGAACATGTTCTTCCAGATATCACTCTTTAGGGTATGGCGCGTTACCCATAGAATGGTATAGCCTTCTTTCTCAAAGCTGGTACTGGCCGTGGCAATAGCGGAACACGTCTTACCTGTGCCCACGGAATGCCAGAGCAGCATGCCCTTATAGGCCGACTCCGGTTGGAAATAATGGCGAATGAAATCCTGGGTCGGTGTAAATTGCACCAGTTGAGGGGCAGCACCACCAGCCATATCCTTGCACATATTTTCCAGCTTCACCTTCGGGTAAGCAAATTGTTTGAATCCCTTGCTGAGATGCGTGTTCATGGCAGTAATACTGTTAAATAGCTTCTTGGGCGGGTGAGGCACATTGGAACGCAGCACCACACCACCACTGGCACTCGTGCTTGCCCGCAACGCAGCCGGAGGACGCTCAATGGTAAATTGATGCACTGTCTTGGTAAGTTCTTTATCCACAGATGCATTCACCGACGCCTCTTCTAATTCGGCCGCAAAGACGACCTTGCGGATGTCAATGTTCGCGTATTTTAGATAGAGGTTGAACATATTTTGCGCTCCCTGTAGGTCTTTCCGTTGTTCCGGTGTAATATTCACTTCGTAACGGAAGACATAGAGCGGCCAACCATAACGCGGGTGGAACTCTAGTCCCCTTTGACCACAGAAGCGGGTGCCGCGACCAATGGCCTGTTTCTGATCCGCCGGCACCACAAGCGGCTCAAAGAGATGCACATATTTCACGTCAAACAGATCAATGCCCTCTTTAAATCCTTGATCCAAAATAATAAAACGCGTGAGCTCACCTTGCACGTTCTCCGGGCGCCGGTTATACATTTCCAGAACGGACTTCTTGAACTTTACGTTGATGGCACGGTCAAAGACACTTTTGCTCATTAAGAGAGAGAAGTTATGGCCTTTGGTCTCTAGCAGCTTCTCTTCGGGATACAGCGTAAAGCCGCTTCCCTGAACATGGAACGCAGGGTTATAGCCTTTGGCAATAAATGCCGACGCGATAATCTTGGCACCATAGGAACTGCTCTTGTTATCTGTGAAAATCATATGTTTGAAGGTCTTTCCTTCGCGCTTTAGGTCAGACGCATCCAGTGCCGCAATCTTTTCAAAGAGAGCCGCTAATTTAGGCGAAGACTGATCTATGTAATAGTCAAGTAGCTTCGGGTTAAAGTTCTTTTTGTCCAGCATCTGGAAAGGCTTTATCCGACTGAAATTAGCGACATTGCGAATACACAGTGCCGTCCGATTAACCGTCGTATCACCCGAACTGGAACTCTCGCTCATATCGCTGGCGCTACTGGCACTGGCACTCCGAGCACTGCTATAAAATGAATCAGATGAAGCGCGAACAGCTTTAGGAGGCATCTCTTATACTATATAATTGGGAATATTATTGCATATTCTATTGGAAATGGGCATTTTTAAATTCATTTAGATTTTGTTTGCCCATGGATAGATTGCATGCCGCACACGTTGGGCGGAGATTATCTACCGTTGTTTGCCCACCCAGCGCTTCTGCCACGACATGCGCACAATGAAAATTCATCTGTGTAATCGCGTTAATATTACAGACCATACAATGAGTCTTACCCACTGTTTCTCCAATGTATGTATTCCAAACGGCCATTCTCACCGCCTTCGGGATGTTTTTCTTCTTATATTTTTTTGGCTCTTCCTCCGCTGGTGGCGAATCAATATCCATGGGGGTTGGTTCATTGTCCATACGAAAACAACACGCCAAACGCATCGTTGAGCATTATACTATAATGACGCGAAAGCTTTAATACACTGCACCGGGTTTTTTCCGGCAGTATAAGTAGGATGGACTTCTCATTTAAGATGAGCAAAGCAGAGACAGAAATGGTTGAAGCATACGATACTGCGAATAAATGTCTCCAAAAACTGTGTCGGAAAGAATACAAGGGCTATGGTGAATTCATAAAAGCACTATCGGCCAATGCGACTCTAGATATGATGCGAAAAAACCCCGCAATGGAAGAATTACTCAAATGTAAAGTGGATAAATGCAAGAAGGCAGTCATCGTGTTAATTCAAAAGAGTATCGTCGCGAATACCGAAAACATTAAAAAAGATACGCTACAACTAAAGCAAGAAGATAAACAGCTTAATGCTTTCCAAAAGAAAATACTAAAAGACTCTATTCAAAAAGATACACATAATTTAGCGGTCTTACAGAAGATTAACCTCAAACAAGTTTCTTGGCAAGAGCTGATGGAATTAAAGTAGATTTAATGCTAATTCTAAACAAGTATGACTAACGGCCCCGCAGATTTAATTCTAAACAAGTATGACTAACGTCCCCGCAGATTTAGCATTAAATCTGAATGACTAACGTCCTACTACACGAGTAGGACTTCACATTCGTCTGCCGTTGGCTCTTCCAATTTCTTACGATAGAGATACAGTGCGATGGCAGGGATTTTCACACCCGTTTCTTTTTCCCGTTTATTCACCCGTGCCAAGGCCTCTTCAATGGGTGTAGTGACCCAGACGCATCTCACTCCGAAACCAATCTCCCGGGCATAATCAATATACACTTGGCGTCTCTCCCGTGTGCCATTGGTGGCATCAAATACAATGGATTGACCAGGATGACGGCGCGCCTCTTTAATCATGGCTTTCGCCGTTTTATAGACATCACCCTCTACCCGATAATACCCATAGGGCTCAAATTGCTCTTTTATGACTGTGGATTTGCCGCCACCCGGATAACCAATCATAATAATCACTTCTTTATGGTCAGGAATCGCTATCTTGGCGGGCGGCGTCGGTGAGCGCGACTGCGAACGTGGCTCATCAAATATCTCTTCCGGCGTATAGAATTTAAGGCCTACATTTTTCGCAAATTGGATATCGCGGTCTGCCCAATCCGCTGCGCGCCCAGCCGCATCCCCTACATAGAAGCT